TAAACATGCTACTAAGAGTCACGTTGTATTAGCTAAATGTGCTGATGGTAGTGTAAAAACTATTAGGTTTGGACAGCAAGGAGTTTCAGGAGCAGGTAAAAACCCTACTTCTGCATCTGAAAAAGCAAGGAGAAAATCTTTTAAAGCTAGACATGCTAGTAACATAGCAAAAGGAAATTGTTCAGCTGCTTATTGGTCTGATAAAGTAAAGTGGTAGTGGCAAATGGATGAAAAATTAAATAGGATGCAGTTACAAATCGACAAACACGCTGGACAAATAAGTAAATTGTTTAGTAAGATTGACGATACTAATTCTTGTATACAGAAAATTAATACTTCTTTACTTCAGATTAAATGGGGAATTTACGGGGCATTTGCTTGGTATGTAATTACTCATATTGGTATTATTGAGGCATTGAGATTAATGTGATAGCTTTTATTACAAACATAGCACCTATTATGTTAGGATTTGTAGGTAAGTTACTTGCTTTAAAAAGTCAAGCAGCAGCAGAGCATCAAAAGATAATGATACAGAATCTACAAGTACGTAATGATTCTATTAATCAAGCTAGAGATAGGGCAGATAAAGAAAGTCCAATGGCTGCTTGGAACAGAAGAGTTATTATTCTAGTTATATTAGCTTTAATAATATTTACACAAGTAGCGCCAGTATGGTTTAATGTACCTACAGTAATACCTACAATTATAGAAGGTTTTAGTTTTTTAGGCTTTCAAATAACACCAGATGTAATAGATTATGTAACAATTCAAGCAGGTTCGGTACTTAAGATGGATGAGATATTTGGATGGGCAACAATGATAATAGAATTCTATTTTGGTGCACAATTAGCTAAGGGGAAATAAATGTTTTATAGAGAATTAATTAATGAAGTATTAATAAGATTAAGAGAAGAAACAATACCTACTGATTGGACTGGAAAAATTAACGACAATGTTAATGTTACAGATTATCAAAAAGTTATTGGTGCTTTAATTAATGATACTAAAAGAAGTATTGAGGCGTATCACGAATGGTTAATTTTAAGAAAGACAGTAAACATAACTACTGTAGCAAATCAAAAAAATTACGAATTAAATTCTGGTCAGGAGTTTAGACTGATAGACGTAATTAATACTTCTAATGGAAACATATTGTCTCAAGTAAGTAGTCGTTATCTAAACAGAATTAAGTATCCTGTAGACCCTGTAGGAGAGCCTATGCATTATGGGATTAATGAAAAAAATATGTCAAACTATACTCGTAATTTTAGAGTAGATTTGTCGCCAATTCCTGCTGCAGCCGGCACAGTTATATCTTTTGATATGATTAAATTTCAAGATGATTTAACTTTATCATTAACCGCTTTAGAAATCCCAGCTAAACCAGTTGTTCTTGGTGCTTATGCTCGTGCAATTTCAGAGCGTGGTGAGGACGGTGGAACACAAAGTTCCCTTGCTGCTCAAGAAGCTTCAGACTCTTTAAATCAAGCAATCATAATAGATAGTGGACACACTGAGTTTGAGAATGATTGGTATGTTTCTGAAAATTATAGGAACTCTAATCGATAATGGCAAAGCAACTATCATATAGACCTTTAATTGACATTGGTATTAATGGTTTAAATACTCAAACAAATCCTGCAACACTAGGGGCAGATTTTCTTGTTAGAGCAGATAATATTGTCATTAAAGAATCTGGTCGTGTGTCTATACGAAAAGGACTACAACAAAAAACTACTCCTAAAACTTTCTCAACTGCAAATGCAGCAGGCGAAGTAAATTCAATGGTTGAACACATTGACCAAGGAACAACTAAAGTGTTTGCAAGTCACGGGACTTCAATATATACAGTAGATTTTACATCTCCTAATGTTCCTTTTCCTGCTAGTGGTGCAGATGTTAAACACACTGTTGCAGGAACAACAGGAAACTGGCAATTTATAAATTTTAATAATAGATTACATTGTTTACACGAAGGGGCAGTACCTCAAAGATATGATGGTGCTTCTGCATCAGGTGAAAAATGGGCTAATACTTATTCTACTAATGCAATAAATCTTGCTAACGGTAACGAAACTCTAGCTGTTGGGAATATTGTTAAAGGTAAAAGCTATAAGATTACCGTGTTAGGAGCTATACCTACTCCGTTTGATTTAGTTGGTGCTGACACTGATAATGCTGTAGGTGAAATTTTTACTGCAACTGAAACTAGTGCTGCTGCAATAAGCGAATCAATAGCTGCTAATAAAATGATAGCAACTACTAGATATAAAATTATTAATTTAGGAGATACAGATTTTGCTCTAACTGGTTGTACTGTTACTCCAGCAGTAGATGTTGTATTTACAGCAAATGCTGTTTTAGGAAGTGGAACCGGTCTTGTTGCAGAAGTTTTTGATGGCACTAATGGAAAAGTAGTAGAAGTAAAAACTAATCCTACTCTTACTACTATTACCGTAGATAGCACAAATGGTTTTACTTCTTCTGGACAACTTATTCTCAGCGATGAAGTTGTTACTTATACTGGAAAGACGTCAACAACATTTACTGGATGTATTAGAGGTTCAAAAGGAACTACTGCTACACATCATTTAGACAATGCTGTAGTTACTAATAATACTGCACCTCCAACTGTCAGCAGTGGTGAATTTAAACCTACTTGTGGTACAGGTTTTTATGGAAGACTTTGGTTAGGCGGAGTAGCAGAAGAAAAAGATGTATTACATTATTCTGCTTTATTAGACGGTGATGACTTTACTTTAAGAAGTGGTGGTGGTGCATTCGATTTAAAAAATGTATGGGGCACAGACAAGATTACTGCTATAGCTCCTTTCTATGGTCAGCTTGCAGTATTTGGTGAGAACAATATTGCTTTATATTCAAGACCAGACTCAGTATTTGATATGCAACTCAGTGAAGTTATACGAGGAGTTGGATGTATAGCAAGAGATTCTGTTCAGGCTATTGGAGATGACTTAGTATTTTTATCTTCTACCGGACTTAGGTCTTTAGCCCGTACTTCTGAAAAAGATAAAGTACCTTTAACTGATTTGTCTGTAAACATTAAAGATTCATTAATAAGAAATTTGGCACAAACTAAAAGAATTACATCTGGCTATATTGAAAACGAAGGTGTTTATATTCTAACTTTTCCATCTATTAACTTAACTTATGTTTTTGATTTTAAACATTTAACTCCTAACGCAGCACCGAGAATAACTACTTGGACGTTTGCAAACAAAAAACATCCTACAACTATAACTTATACTTCTTTATTTGGTATGTTAGTAGGACAAGCAGATGGAGGTATCGCAGAGTATACTGGCTATTATGACACAGAAGCTTCTTTTGCAACTGTTAATAATGTTGCACAGGTAGTTCAAGCATCTAGTCCTTATACAAGTGAATTTGCAACAGTATGGTTAAACTTAGGAGAATCAGTTCAGGCGTCTCTATTAAAGAGATTGTTTATGACTCTTGAAGGAGGGTCTGGTTCTACATTATTTTTAAAATGGTATAAAGATTTTAGTATCACAGCTTCTAGGGTGACAACTTTGATTTTAAACCCAAGAACTATTGGTCTTAATTCAATATGGGGAAAAAGCCCCGGAACAGGAAATGTTCCTATAGTACAACCGCTTAGTACATTATATGGTTCTCATCCAGTTACTACTCTTACAGTAGGTTCTCTTGTTGTTGGGAGTTATTATGCTATTGCAAATCTTGGAAACACTTCACAAGCTCAATGGAATACTGTTGCTGGAACAAGTGGTGTTACTTATGGAATAGGCGTTGTAATTAAAGTTGCTGCTAATACGCAAAACATTGGTACTGGAACTGTTGTGAGTCATACGCACATTTCAGCAAACCACAGCCATTCATATACTTATGCACCTATATATGGTTTAAGAGAATATAGAACTCCTTTAGTGGGTTCAGCAAAGTATCTTAAAATTAATGTTGTAATAATAAGCAACGGATATTCTACATCATTACAAAATATGACACTTTTACATAAACAAGGGAAAATAAGATAATGGCAAATTATACAAAAGTTGTAAGTTGGTCTGGAAAAGATTCTTTGCCGGACTCCGATGTTAATAAAATAATCAGTGGTAGTGAATTTCATACAGAATTTACTGCAGTAGAAAATTCAATAATAACTAAAGCAGATATTAACGGAAGTGCTTCAGAAGCATTTAGTACAGTAAAAGCAGCAGACGCTAGTGATACAACATTAGCAGCATCAACTTCTTGGGTAAGAACTAGAATGACTGCTGACAATGCTCTACGTACTAACGGTCTTGGTATAAGAACAATAAGCACAAGTGATGCTAGTGGCGGTGCTAACGGTGACATACATTATAAAGTAGCTACTTAAGATGGCTGATGCACCTTCAACATATGTAAAAAACGCCGGAGCTTTTAAACTTGTTAGTGGTATTGAAGTTAAAAATAATGGTGCTTGGAAAAGAGTTGTTAAAGGAGAAATTAACGACAACGGAACTTGGAAACCTTTTTTTGTAAACAAAACTACAATTATAATTCCACAAAATGCAGCTAATATAGATTTAGATAATTATAGTCCTGTAACCGCAGCAGCTAAGTTAGGTGATGTAACTGTAATTATTAATCAAGATGTTGTTATTTACTCTACTAGTCCTAGTGTTCCTGCTTTTAAAACAGGCAATGAAATACAAGGCATATTAACAATTCAATTCAACAGTTCTCAAATTTTTGGTGGTGGTGGAGCAGGTGGAAACGGTGGAAGCGCTGGAAACAATGGTTCTGCTGGTGGTGCTGGTGGAATTGGATTGCTTGTAGAAAAAGATTTTGTTTTAGATAACAACAATAGTTCAAACTTTCCTCACGTTCTTGGTGGTGGAGGCGGCGGAGGTGGCGGTGGTGGTGCTATTGATGACCAAATTTTTAGTGACAAAGATAGAGCTGGTGGTGGCGGTGGTGGCGGTGGTCACAGTTTTGGTACGGCTGGAATAAGGGATGTTGAGTGTTCTGGTTCTTCGTGTTCACGAGCTTCTACTAATGGTGCCGCAGGTAATGCAACTGGAAGTGGTGCTGGTGGTGTTGGAGCAAACGTATCCGGAGACGCTATTGCTGGTAACGGAGGGACTGGAGGTTCAGCCGGGGAATCAGGAAATAATGGTGGCGCAGGAAGTGGAGACACTTCTGGAGCCGGTGGTAGCGGTGGAGCTGCAGGCACAGCAGTATCGAATGCAGGTTTTACAATAACATCGATTTAATTAGGAGATAGAAAATATGTGGGGAACATTATTAAAAGCGGGTATGTCTCTTTATGGAGCAAACAAACAAAGAGGTATTGCTTCAGACAACAGAAGGTACCAAGAACAACAACGAGATTTAGCTTATAAAAGGTCTATGCCTTGGAGCAGCCAAGGTCCCGCAGGAAGTGTAAACTTTGACCCAGAAAGTCAAAAAATGATTCAATCTTTATCGCCTGAATATCAAGCGATGATGGACGGTTGGATGAAAACATCAGGTATGGCTAACACAGCTTTACAAGGTATGATGAGTGACCCTTATGCAATGGAACAAGAACAGTTCAAAAGATTTGAAGAGATGAATGCAGATGCTTACTCTCAATCTAGAATGCAAGGTCAGGAATCAGCCTTAGCTTCAGGTAGAATGGGTGGTACTCAAGGGTACTATGATAAACTAGCTACTGAAGGTGCTATTAGTAAAGATAGACTTGGCGGTCAAATGCAAGCTATGAATACTGGTATGGCTTACAGACAAATGTTAGGTCAAGAGAGCCAAGGTTTTGGAGCTGCTGCTCAAAATGTAGCAGGTATGCTTAATCCTCAAGCAGACTTAGGTAGAATGATAGGTCAAGGTTTAAATACTAATGCTAATTCTGCAGGAGTTTCGCGTAGTGGTGATAACTATGCTGATACTAGAGCTGCTGGTTTAAGTGGTCAGTTAGACCAGTTAGGTAAGTATGATTTTAAAGGGGGCTTTCAAGATTTAAAAGGGATGTTTGGTTTTGGTGCAAAGCAATCTCAGATGGGTACCTATGGTAATCGTTATGATTCTATGTTTATGAATTCTATGGATGGATATTAATAATATAAAGGAATAATTATGGCAGAAGGAAATATGTTTGGTAACATCTTTGATGTAGCCTCAGACGAAAATGCAGGTATTCGAGATAGAGCCTTACAAATGGCTCAGTTGCAACCGGGGCGTGCTTCTGTATATGGAGCAGCACAAGCGGGCGGTATGCTTATGCAAAGTCTTGCTGGTATGGCAGGTATGAAAACTATTGAACAAGAAAAAACTGAAACTGTTCAAGCTATTATGCAAGAAGGAAGTAGCCTAGATGTTAACGACCCTAAGAGTTCTATGGTTATGGCTCAAAAATTTATTCAAGCAGGATTTCCGGGCGTAGCACAAAAGTTTATAGACCAATCTAGAAGTATAACTGTTAAAAATAAAGAACAAACTCTTAATAGAGAAAAGTTCACAGAACAAAAAAGAAGTAATGAAGAAACAGAAGGTTATAACCGTGATAATCTAGAAGAAAGAACAAGAAGCAATAAAGAATCAGAAAAGTATCAGACTGGAGTTTTAGGTAACGCAGAAAAAAGATTAGAATTTGAAGGTGAAAGAGAAGAAACAAGGAAGTCAGACCTAGCCGCTTCTTTAGACATAACCGCGACTGCGCTAAAACGTGCAATAGCCGCAGGAACATTAGAAGAAGTAGAAGATAAAGCCGGTAACATAGTCTTTATGCAATCAACAGTAGATGCTAATGGTATTAGAAAGATGGTTCCGTTTACAAAAGCTATGGCAAATGGTGCGTTTTCAGGAGATGATATTGTAACTACTGAAGGAGCTGATGGAACTACCGTAGCTTCAGGTGCAGCTACTGGTTCTAACTTAACAACTAACTCTGATGGTGCTATAATTTCTAAAGCTTTCCAAGCAGAAGGCTGGACTACTGGAAAAAATCAACAGTTTGAATCAATCTGGAAACAGTATAAAAAAGAATATCATCAAGCTGGTAGCAATTATGATGTTGGAACTTGGCAGTTAACTGAGGCACAAATCACAGCAGGTAAAACTGAAGTTCCTTCTATCTATGAGTTCGCTCTAGAAACAATAGGTACTGGAGCTGCAAGTATTGTAGATGAAGCTTCCGGTGGTGACAAGTTACTTGAAAAACTACAGGCTAAAGATGAAGCTATAAGACAAGTAGCAATTATAAAAAGTCGTAATACAGAATCTTTAAAGGTTGTTAAAAGTCTATCAGAACAATATGGGGTTACTGAAACTAAACTTAAAGAAGTTCCTCCTAATTTAGGTACGGATGAATATGGTAAAATTGTTGTTAATGATGGATACACATTTGCAGCTCTTATACAACTTGCAAAAAATGGGGATGGTGAAAAAATTAAAGGTGGTAATATTGAGCTACTAGAAATGTTTGAAGACTTAATGATGCCAAGAAAAGCAGAGGGACCTCCGGGAATGGTTGGAGAAAAAGACAGAAAACAATTATCTAAAGATAACAATAGATATAGTATGGCTAATGCTAATGTAAGTGGAAGTGAGGCTGTAGCTAGAGGCAATACACTAACATCTAATTAAGGATATAAATGACAACCCTTACTGATTTACTTAATGGAAAAGGTCTTCCAAACACAGAAAATGAAACAACTCTTGGCGATTTATTAAATAAACCTAGAGTACAAGGTGGTGCTGCAGCTCGTGCTAATCCTGAGTATGGTGAAGAAACACAAGCAGATAGGTTAGCCTTTGCTGCTCGTATGGGTTTTGGAGATACTTGGCGAGGAGTCAAACAGTTATTAGGCACTGACGAAGAGCAGATGGCTGAAGACCAAAGACGACTTAATGTGTACTTAGAAAACGAAGAGTACGGTGGGTCTATACTAGCGGCTTATACTGGTGGTTTGTTTGGAGACCCTGTAGGCTGGGTAATGCCCGGTATGAAAGCTAGGAACGCATATAAAGCTATGCAGTCCGGTTTAAAATATGGTGGTATTGCTGGTGCTACAGGCTATGTAGATGAAGAACAGGGTATGAATCGTCTTAATAATACTTTATTAGGTATGGCTGGTGGTGGAGTATTGTCTCCTGCTATGTATAAATTTAATACAACTATTGCTCCTGCTCTTGCTAGAGGTTACAAAAACATAGGTGAAAAAGGCGTGATAGATGAAACTCTTAAAAGCGAATTAAACTTATTACAAAGAGGCATTGCCGCACCAATAAGAGGAGTTAAGAAAACTGGTGAAGCAATTGCTGAAAATTCTCCTGACGTTTTTAAACGCTTTGGTAATAATATAGGTGGTTATATTATAGAAAACTTTGGTTTACCTGATGCGGTAGTAGTTGCTAAAGGAACTAGAAGACAGATGGAAAACAAATGGGCTGGTGATTTTAATGATGTCCTTGAAAAATTTGACAAGTTAACACCAGAACAAGACAGAGCTCTTTATAGGCTTATGACTCCTGACCAAGGAGTTGAACTAACCCCCTCTCAACTAGACTTGCTTACTCCTGAGTTAAGACAGTTAGGTAAAGAAGGTAGAACTATAGTAAATAAATTAGGAAAAGAGTTAACAGACTTAGGTTTATTAGACCCTGATACTTTTATAAGAAATAAAAAGTCTTACTTATATCGTTCATATGAAAGCACTCAAGGACCTAACGCAAAGAATAGAAGGATAATACGTGATGAAAACAATGTAGGTGTTATTGCCTCAGAGTTTGTACGTAGAGGCAGAGACGAAACATTTAGACCAGCTAAAGGACAGACTAAGAAACAACTGAGAGCTGAAAAAGAAGCAGAAGGATACAGACATATAAATAGTAAAGGACAGGTTGGTGTTACAATGAACAAAGATTTTACTCCTGAACAAAGAAAACAAATGGGCGAAATTATAAGCTCAACCTTTGCTCTTGCTAAGACTGGCAAGTTAATGTCTAATGATGTAGCCGCTTTTAAATTTTATGATGACGTATCTAAAATGGGTGATGATGTTGTGGCGGCTAAAGGCATACCTGATAACGAAATACCTGTTGGATACAAACAGATTCCTGAAGATTTCGTAGGTGTTGGTAGTAGAAAAACTGGTATTAGAAGATTTGGAAATTTAGCAGGAAGATATGTATCCCCTGAAGTACACAGAGATTTAGTTTGGGCTGATAGGATGAAGAGATACAGACAAGGTGGTGATGGTATTAGTGGTGCTGCTAAGTTACATCAAAAAATGTTAAGATACTGGAAGAGAACCAAGACTTCTTTAAACCCCGTAGTACATATGAACAACATAATGTCTAATGTTGTGCTTTATGATTTGGTAAATGGAAATTATAAATACTTAGGTTCTGCAGGTAAAGATTTCTTTAATGCTTTTGCAAGAAAAGGTAGTAATAAAGTCAAGAGTGAAGACTTCAGAATGGCTGAGAAGTTAGGAGTCTTTGATGCTGATATGATGAAGAGAGAACTAGGACAGTTTGAAAGAGATACCTACTCTAAGTATATGAAGTTAGGCAAACAAAAAGATGACGAGTTACTTGAAAACTTATGGGAAGGCACAAAAAAATATGCAGGTAAAACTCATATGGACAGACTCTATAGTGCAGAAGATGGAGTCTTTAGGTTGGCTTTATTTAAAGACCACCTTGCTAAGAACGTAGGTAAGGGTATTAAACCAACTGACGAACAGTATGCGGCGGCTGGTAAGCACGCACGTAAATATATGTTAGACTATGAAATTAATGCTCCTGCTGTTGAACTTATGCGTGAGTCTGCTATGCCTTTTATCTCTTACACATACAGAGCCGCGCCTATTATAGCTGAGACTATTATTAAAAGACCTTGGAAGATAGCTAAGTGGGGTTTAATACTAAATGCCGCTAACGATTTAGCCGCCGATGATAATGAATATAAAACAGAACGTAAGAGACAAAAAGAATTAGACCAAAGTTTTGATGTGTTGGGCATACCCGGAGCTAACACATTAATTAAATTACCTAATGAAAAATATTTAGATGTGTCTAGATGGATTCCTGCTGGTGATGTACTGCAGGTTAAAGACCAAGGATTTAGTGTACCTTTTGTTCCTACTCCTTTACAACCTTCGGGTGGTGCTCTTGGTGGCATAGCTAAAATAGCAGTAGGTTTTGATACGTTTACTAAACAGACTGTACCCGGAGTTGGTTCAGGAGTATTTAAAGATTCATTCGATGCAAGGTTTGGAATGCAAAGAGATAGTATGTTAGGTAAAGAGTTTATTCCTTTATGGAATCAAGGATGGAATATATATGACGCTTATGCGGCTAGTGGGAAAGAACATCCAACTAAAGATGATAGAAGTTTAAATGAATCTTTGTTAGGTGCAGTAGGTATTAAAGTTAAAACTTACAATGAAGAAAAATCTACTATGCGTGTTAACTTTAAATATCAAAATAGAATAGAGTCTTTAACTAAAAAGATGAAAAAACTAGCAGGCAATAGACAAGGTGGTCGTATAGATAAAGAAGATTTTGATAAGGATATGAAGAGGCTAAGGAAAGAGTTAAACAGAATACAAAAAGAAGCAAGCCAAGCAATAAAGAAGGTTAGATAAGATGGATATAAAAGGAATGTTGTCTGGAGTATCTGATTCTATCCAAAAAAAATTAATTGGTAAGGACGTAGATAAAATTTTAAAGCAATATCCAGATGCTAAAAAAGATTTAGTACAGCACTATGTTGCTTCTGGATTAATGTCAAAAACAGTAGGTCCTATATTTAGTATGGGAGTTGGTTTGTTTAAAG